CATGATTGTGTCTTGAAATGGTGCAACACACTTATTTACGATGAATGGTGGGTATTTCTTCTCCCATGTCTCATCCTCATCATCCATAAGCTTTTCTTTGGTAGAGTTTACCGCATTGAGATAGTCCTTTAGTTCATACATTATAAGCTTCTTCCAGTGACATCTCTTTTCTACGAATTCGTTCTTCATTGTTTGCAAAATCCATCAACATAAGGTCGCCTCTAATCTGCTTATCCTCAATTACAGAAATTTCTATCTGTCTATCTATATCTCTATCCAAAACATAAAATAGATATACAAGATGTTCTGCTTGCTCTCCTATTAGGTCTTGTACAACCTGTCTATCTGACACAGTTTGGTGGTGAAATATAGCTGTCTCATAGATGGAATGAAAAAGTCCAGCATCTTGTACATATTCTAGAGCATTCATCTCCTTTAGTATTTCAGACACACCAACGAGATGATCAAGCAGAGTTCCTCCACTGTGAGGAATCTCATTCGTTCCTACCTTTTCTAGAAAATTAATTTTTGTAGAAGTCGAGTCGCTCATCGTTTGCTGCTCCAATATATGTCTTAAACACAATAACACTTCTTAATTCGTAACACTGACGAGAAACCGGCATGGCTTGGTGAGGTGTTCTCGCATTAAATACAATCAAACGATTCCCAACATACGGAACCAAATCCTCACCCACACGGGTTCCACCACCCCAATCTTTCTTCCAATCAAGTCTTGGATAGTATATCATGGTAAAATCACCATCATCCATATGTTCATGTGGTTCAATACCATGTGTGTGTGCGTTCAAGTATATACGCTTGTATACCGAAACATCATATGTGTTCTTAAAGTCATATTTATGAAATGCAGTCTCCCATAAAGGCAATACAAAATCAAATCCATTCTGTATCACTTCATTTTCATCATTACCACAAAGAACATGCCAGTGCTTGTTTACTTGCCCCATTTGAGAGTGGTAATCAAATTTCCAGTAGACTTCTTTCATTTGAAGATGAATCAATTCTGCAATATGATCTTCTAGAACATTATCATATATTTTCAATTCATTCATTTGAATTTTCCCCTGGCCATAATCTCCGTTAGACAAGCAAGCGTGTTGATTTCTTGGTCTGCGACAAACGCTGCTTTATATTGATACTCGCCGAGTATAACAACGATATGGGGAATACAAGAGCCATCCACATAATCGTACAAGTTATCATAAAGACTACGGAACAAGCGAGTGGGATCATTGTCAAGATTGTTAACAACCCATTTACGGACATTAGTAAATTCCTTTTGTTTCATATGACCCATTAGGTCTTTTATATTATCACTTGATATATTTACCAAGATACCAGCATCTATTTTACCAGAAACAGAATATCTTTGTAATTCATTTAGAACTCTACGCCAGTCGGGAAAATGTTTTTGAACCAACGCTGCAACAGCCTTAGTTTCAAATTCAATATTCTCATCTTTAAGAATTTGTAAAGAACGTTTGAAAAACTCACCAGCAAGTTCTTGTTTCTCGTCCTTTGGAATAGAGAAATCATACGTTGGGCATCTTGAGATAAGTGCTGGGATAATTCTATTCACATAATTACATGTGAGAATAAATCCACAGTTCGCACTGAACTCTTCGATGAACCCACGCAATGCAGGCTGAGTTGATTGTGGATTGAGATAATCTGCCTCATCCAGAATCAAGTATTTGCGACCACCATGCAGAGACACAGTGGAAGCAAAGTTCTTGATCTTGGTTCTGAGAACATCAATACCTGACTCCTCAGAACCATTGATCATCATATAGGTTAAACCCAACTCATCAAGTACTGCCTTTGCAGCTGTGGTCTTTCCTACACCAGGCCCTCCAGAGAATGTTACATTAGGAATGTTGCCTGCAGCAACAAACTCTTGCAAGGTTTTCTTTAGTTGTTTAGGTAGTACGCACGATTGAACATCACTTGGACGGTATTTCTCCACCCATAAAAATTCTTCCATAATATATATTCCCCTTACTTACCATAATATGATTCTGGTTCAAGGGCAATAAAGTATTCAATATCCACATTTGTATTTTTAAAATGAGAAATCTTTTGAGAACTTACTGAAACATCATATGTCCCAGGCAACAGTTTCAAGTTCTCAACTTTGAACCAGAATTTGTAGTCCAATTCTTCAGTATTTTCCATTACACTCATAGAAAAATGATTGGCAGTATCATTCTTTTTGTCTGTGACTCGAAGACTACCGTTTTCTAAAACCATATCTGGAGCACCAATTACTGCTGCAGCTTTAGTTACATTAGACAAGTCTTCGCCTGTTAAGGTAAAGGTCACATCCGTACTTGGCATTGTGATTTCTCTTTTTACAGTTGTTACAACTGACGGATCACTGTACCAATATTTAAGAGACTTTCGGGAGCCTTCATTTCCCATCATTACAAAATCATTTTGAAAGTCTAATTCTGGACTGTCGAATAATGACATCGCAGCCAAAAATTCATTCAAGTCATAAATTCCAACAGACTTTTCAAAATTCTCTTCAACATTTGCAGTAGCAATGATATTATTCATCGCTGATATAGTTCGCAATGTTGAGCCAGAATTAATCATAAGGTTCTGATTGATTGTAGAATAGTTCTTCAATACAGATACCGTGTTATCACTTAGTTTCATTATCTAGATTCTCCATCTCATTGATATAAAGGGCTATGATACCATAGTGTATCACTTTTAGCAAGTCACTTTTGTTCTTGCCATTCTTTTTTCCGTATCGTTGTGCATATTTCATAATGTTACCGATACAGAAACCTTCGCCATGACCACCATCTATGATGAACTCTGTAGCTTGAAATGCATTCTTGCTGTAGTGCCCATCATAAGTGGAGTCAATGTATTCTTTTAGTCCTTGAAGAATTTCTCCTTCATTGTATTTGTAATTAGGACTCTTCTTTTGCTTTTTGTTCATCATATAAACTTGCCTCACGGTCTGACATATATTTCTTACGTTCATCTTCACTGTCATGAACATTCCAGTTCATTGCAATTGAACGCCTCTCACCTTCGCCAAAGAATGGCATCACTTGATGTTTCAGCCACTGTGGAAACACCAACATGCAACCTTCAGTTGGTTTCACATAATCCTCTGTTTGAGGACGCAGCTGCATTAAATCACGCATTGTGTTAACACCCCAGCACAGATGAGTCCATCCATCAACACCACCAGAGGCATTTTTAATTTCGGGAACATCAGGTGTATCTTTAATGCACTGTGGAACTTTCAACCATAGAAAACCAGAGAGGCCAGCGATAGTTTGTACACCGTGATCATGGAACGGATTATAGTCACCAGCATATGCATGGTTAGTCCAACACTGTGTTACTTGAGCATTCGCATCTCTGTTCAATTGATTAAGATAAGTTGTACCGATCTGATTGAAAACTGTTTGAATTTGTTCTCCAACTTCAGTATCAAATGGAAAATCCAATTGTGCAGATTTATTACTATTCTTTAATTGACCAACTAAGCCATCTGCACGACTTTTACTCTTTGAAATAATTTCATTATCAATGTGTTCATTAAGTTCATCAATAATTATTTCTGGAAACTCAATTCGCATAATACTAAGTGCCGGAAGTGGACGCATTGCAATTTGCAATCCACCATTTGTCGAAGATTCACCAGTGACTTTTGTATATTCTGGCGTTCCTATTGGGTATACATTACCGCCGGCAGTTCGTACTTTCTTTACTCCGTCCTCTGAATAGAAAATTTCATATTCAGCTTGGGGTTCTTCACTCATTTGATATTCCTCACTTTCTGGATCAATCATTTTATTGTAGGTATCAACAGATAAAGCACCCTTTTTATTTTCACTCAATTGAACTCTACCACTGTCGGTAATTGCTTCGATACCAAAATCAGCAATATTAACATCTTTTTGAATTAGTTTACTTACCATCTAAGACTCCTCATAATTATTAAGTATAAAGGAATAGGGGGGTTTTGTCAACCCCCCTTTCCAATTATTTCACCTCAATAATACGAGGCTTCTTTTCTTCTGGAACAATACGCTCAAGTTTAATAGTGAGCATTCCATTTTCAAGTTCAGCACTATTGACAACGATATCGTCAGCTAGTGTAAACTTACGGTCAAACTTGCGATAAGAAATCCCACGATGATAAGTAAACTCATCGTTTTGATCTT